GAGTTTTGGTTGGAAAGAATGAAAACTCAAGAAAGAGAAAATGTAAAACCTGTTATTGAAGAAGCAAACCCTTTACATTCTAAAAAAGGTAGAACACAAGAAGAGATTAAACAAATAGAAGCTAGAAGAAAAGCTAATACAGAAATGGCTGCTAAAGAATCTGAAGCCGGTATTGTTAGAGAAATAAATGGTTTAGCATCTACCTTAATGAAAAGAAATCCTAATATGAAGATAGGGGAAGCAAGGGCAGAAGCAGCTTTAAGATTAGGAAGGGATAGACCATTTGATAAACCACCTAATGAAAGTCGAGTGGCTTTTAGTCGTAGACTAGAAAGAGAAAAAGGTAAGCAAGATATAAAAGATAAAAAAGAAACTCCTCCTGTAGAAACTTTTAAAGAAGGATTGAGAGAGTCTACTGAAATCTCAAGACTGCCTGTTGAGGGAAGTTCGTTAGTAAAAGCTGGGCTTGTTGGTTCAGCTGTTGGATATTATAGTTTTGATGAGAACCCTATATTTGCTGCTGTAATAGGAGCTGGACTAGGAGCATTAACTAGAGGTGCTTTAAAGAATGTTAACATAGACAAAGCAAAGATGAAACTATCTGTTTCTAAAAAAGCACAAGCAAGCAAGATAGCCTCTGAGAAGTTAGAAGCCGAAGCTACAATGACAATTAAAAATATCAAGAGAGAATTTACAACAGAAGCAGAACAAACAAGTTTTTTATATTCTATAGAAAAAGGTAAAAAATCTAAAGAATATCATAATATGACAGAATCCCAAAAAAATGTTGTCGATATGTGGAATGATATCATGAAAAAATTTAAAAGATTAGCTATAAAAGCTAATGTATTTGAACATGGTATTGAGGGTGAATATGTATCCCACATATTTAAAAACAAGGCAGAAATATCTGAAACTTGGAAGCAACAGTTTGGTGATATATTAAAAAGTAAAAGTAAATTTGGGCATCAAAGAAAACTTCTTGAAACAATAGAAGAGTTAAAAGCAAAAGGACATGATGTTGTTACAGACCCAATAGAGATATTAAATATATACACACACTCTATGACTAAAGCTATAACTGGTAGTTTATTAACTAAAAGTTTAATGAAGTCTGCTGTTATTAGTGGTAAAAAACAAATAGGTGCTATTATTCTACAAACCGAAAAAGCATCAGAGGGTCTTTCTAAAAGATTAGGTTATAAAACAAGTGACTTACCAGCTTTAAGAGATAAATGGATTCATCCAGAGATATTAAAATCAATAGAGGATTTTTATAGGATAGATACTGGTCACCAAGGTTTTTTTCACAAAACCTTAGTTGTGAATAATGCAATGAAAAGATTGGCTGTTTCTGCTTCTTTCTTCCACGCTCAAGCATTATTATTATCGATGTTTTATTCTGGTGCTATGCAGGGTATGCTGACCCCACAAGGTAGAGTTAGGTTGAAAAGAATTAAAGATGCAGTAGAGGGAAGATGGGAAGATGGTAGATTTGTAGAAGCCGAGTTAATGGCAGAGCTAGCAGAGCATGGTATTCAAATTGGTCACATGAAAACCGCTTCTGAAACAAATCCGGGATATGGGACAATTAAAAATTGGTTCGACAAATATCTTCCAAGAGTTAGTAAGGGCCAAGACATGGTAGACTTCGCAACTTGGGACTTTTTACACGATAGAGGGAAAATGTACTCATATCTTCTACACAAAGAAAGAGCTATGAGTAGAGGAGTAGGTGCAAAAGAGGCTGGTGCAAAAGCTGGTCAATTTGTTAACGATGCGTTTGGTGGACAAAACTGGAACAAACTAGGATTAGAGTTCCAAGAGAAAGCATTAGAGAATCCTAATTCTTTAAAAGGAATAATGTATGATTACCTTGCTTTAATGACTAAACCCACTAAATTAAAATGGGCTAACCTTGGTATCTTTGCTCCAGACTGGACTGTGTCTAACTTTAGAATCGTATTCAAAGGCTTTACTCAAGGTAAACAATTAGCTGAAAAATTAGTAAAAGGTAAAAAACTAAATCCTGTAGAAAAAGCAGAGTTTAATATGTATTCTGGTTATTTAGTTAGGTCTGCTGTTGTTACAACAAGTTTAGCGTTTATGATGCATAAATTTTTTGCAGACGAAGATAAAGAATTTGACGTTATGGAATTTTGGAAAACAGGTAGATTAGATATAGGGAACGGTCAACAAATGGTTGTGTCTAAACAGATAGCTGAACCTATGCACTGGTTGACAAATCCTGTTCATACGGGGTGGAATAAGAGTGCGGCTGTACCTAAAATGGTAATAGAATTACTTGCCGGAAAAGAATATGCGTCATTTAAACATGGTTCTTTAATTGGTCCACCGTTAGACTGGGACGACCCTAGAGCAGTTGTTGGTTATGGATTAAGTAAAGTAACTCCTATTTCTTTAGGCTCAATAGAAACTACAATAAAAGATAAAATAATCAAAGATGAAGATATAGACTACGGAGAAACAATTAAGAAAACATTTGCTGGAGCTACTGGATTCCCGATATATGGCAAAGAGAAAAAGAAAAGAATTTATAGATAATTTATAAGGATAAAAAATGGCACAAGCAATAAGAAACCCAGACACAAAAGATTTCATGACAACAGAAGAATTAGATTCTTATAATCTAGAAAGATTTAAAGCTGCCTTAACGGAGGGGTCTTTAGGAAACACAGGACCTTGGGGTATTAATGGTTGGGGTTTTGGGTCAGGTAGATGGGAAAAATACTTTCAAGAGAGACCAGATTTAGCAGAAGAAGTTGATTGGGAGGTGGATGATACCACTGCATCCTACATGAGTAGGGCTAAGAATAGGAAAGAAGAAGAAGAAATAGACTACAAAGGTAGAGGTGAGCCAGCTGATAGGCCTAATCCTTTAGACGATAAAGGTTCAGGTAGGGGTCAACCAGCAACTGCCGAACCAGACTCTAGAGAGTGGTTTACTGCCGAAGGTGGAGATGAGAGATATGAAAAGATACCTTTTACTGATGAAGAATTAGAAGATTTAATAGTTACTGATACTGATGGAATAGAGGTAGGTTCTTTATCTTCAGATAATACAGGTGTTGGTTATCCTGAGGGTGAATCCTCTAGGGGTGATGATAATAGCTTTGAAACTAAAGAACAACAAAAAGAAAGAATAAGAAAAAGAAGGAAAAAAGAGGAGAATGCTAGAAACTTATTTAGATGGGAGAAGAAGTACGAAGAAAGAAGGGCAGAACATAAAGATAAAGACCTTGATGAAGAGTTTACTGATTTCGAGAATGAAGTAGAAGAAGATAAACTTAATGCAGAGTTCTCTGATTTTGAAGGTGAACTAAAGAAAGAAAAAGAATTAGAAAAAGAAAAAACAAGTAAAAGATTTGATAATAAAGAAGGTATGTTAAACCCTTTAGTTGTAGAAGAACACACCGCTTTCTTAGGAGAAATAGAAAGTGCTGGGTTTAAAGGAGTAGAAGCAGTAAAATTAGCTAAAAAACTTGCTAGTTTGTGTGGCAGTAGACAATAATAATAAGGGGTAATATATGACAAGTTCACAATTTAAAGGAACACCAGAAGAGAGAATGGAAGAAATGGCAGAAGATTATGCTTTAGTTACATTTGGTGACATTAGTATAGAAGAGTTTATGGAGTATTGGGGTTTTGAATCAAAAGAAACATTAGAAAATTTTATAGATGAAAACCTTTGGATATTAGAGAAAGCAGAAGACAGAGACCCTGAAGACTCACCAGAGTCTGTAGAAGCACCAGAGTCTGTAGAAGCACCACGCAAAAAGATTGCTGATATGTCTAAAGGAGAAATGGAAGCGTATAGGACACATATAAAAGAATTGTTCGGAGAAGATATAGACCTACAAAAAGTAAATCCAAACCTTTATAATAAACTTTGGCCTACTGACGATGGTATGCTTAGTGGCCCTATGAATCTAAGCGGTACTAAAATCAAAAAAGACAATAGCACAACCGCTAATATCACAAAGCCAATGTCAAAAGAACACTTAAAAAATAAAGAAGTTGTTATTAATGTTGGTGATGGAATACCACAAAGAGGCCCAGATAACTCGTTTTTAACAGAAGACCAATCAAAGAAATTAAATTCACCTATGAATTTTAATAATGTTCAAGTTAATGATGATGATGATTTCGAGAGTAGATTTAAAGATGATGATAAAAGACCTATGAACTTTAAAGACGCTGCGGAGAAAAAAGATAAGGGTGGTTTAAGAATTGATATTGTAAAAGGGCCTACTAAAGAAAATGAGATAGAAAGTATAGATGATATAGAAAGTATAGACGAGAGTGAATATAATCCACCTGAAAATAGGCCTGTAGAACCAGCACAAGAAGAGAAAGAAGAAAAGCCAGGGTGGCACAAACAAGAAGGAACTAATTTCTGGACAGTTAACTCAAAGTCACCTTACTGGAAGACAGAAAAAGGTGGGAAAGAAGCAGAGAAGTTATGGGGTTCTAGACCTAGTTGGGTTAAGCAAAGGAATTAGCTATGAAATTAATGAATATATGTGGGACTAGACAATAAATGGGTTTATTTTCTGACGCTGTAAAAGCACTTAAAGGTGCTGGTTTCTCCGATAGGACTTTACCTTCTATATTAGCTAATATAGATGTAGAGACTGGAGGTACTTTCGACTGGCAACAGAAACAAAACAAAGGTGGTAATGGTTATGGTTTATTTCAGTTTGACTCTCAGAAAGATAAATACTTTGATTGGTTAAGTAAGACAAGTAAGAAAGATAGTGCGTTATCTCAATCTCAATTTGTCTATGGGCTTATATATGATAAAGAACCTTTCCATGATATTGGTTATGGACACAGAAAAGAATTAAGAAAATCATTTAAAGATGATGGTGTTGATTGGATGACCTCTGAATTTATGGATAGATATGAAAGACCTGATGAAGACCATTGGGAGAGAAGGTTAGAGGCTGGTCAAAAATATAAAGGTATGTTAACAAAGAGTAAGTAATAATAGTTAATAAGTTTTAAGTATTGGGACTTCTTAATTGTTCTTGCATTTTTGTATCAAACTCTGCGTTCAATCCAAAATACTTTAGCATTGCTGAACGGGATATACCGTAACGTTTTGCTTTAGCATCTAAAAAAGCTAAATCACTTTTATCAATTTTTATATTAATCTGTTGTATGTCTTTTTTCATATAGGTACTCTTAATGGAAGTACCTATATTATACACTATAAAGTCTTATATAAAGTTTACTACTTGGTTAAAAGATTTAAACTGAAACTCTAGGTTCCAATGGCTTTCTACGGTTTTATATTCTCTCGTCATACATCTACCCATGTAATGCTCGTAAGCATAGTTGTAAGCCTTGCTGTCTTTACTTGCCCTATCGGCATAATCTTCCGATAAATCAATACACATCTCCTTCTTTGTCATTAAAATCCCCTGATATTGCTTTAAGCTCACATTCAATTCGTGGCTCATTTGACCAAAACATTCTAGCTTTAATCATGGCTACTTGCCTGTCATCTATGTAATAAACGTTGTTAAGTGAGTCTAGAATGGCCTTGCAATAATTATCTAAATCTGCATTATTATCACATAGCTTATTTATTTTATCACACTTCTTCTTCTTCGACCATGATTTTGGGATGTTAATGTAGAAGTCTAACTTGGCATAGACAAGGCTTTCTATAGGTTTGAAATTAACATTAGTTAAAGCCATCTCCATGTCTTTTCTAAATTCAGTATATTTCTTTGGGTAGTAGGTTGACCATCTTGTTACTCTTGGTCTTGATGCTGGAACAGGGTTTACATAAAAAGTTCTTTTCATAATCACTCTGGCGGGACTCCTCCATATAATTTGTCTGTATATTCTTTTAGTTTTTCATAATGATTATCAGTAGATGGATTTATTGGCTCATCTTTAAATTCATAAATCAATTCATTCACCATAGTTTGTGTGCTTTCCAAAAGAGTTTTAATCCCTTCTAGTTTCTCTTTACATTGTTTATCTGTATGCATTTTCATTATCATTATTATACACTAATAATCATACCATATCATTTTAGCAGTATCTTGTTCAGGAACCCATTGTTGTGCGTCTGGGTTCCACCAAAAGTTATATAACCCTTCCCACTCTCCATTACGTTGCTTTAAACAATAGATAAAGCCGTCTGGGTCTTCTGAATCACAAGGTTCGTTGTTGATAACAGCATCGTATTTCTCTGCATTTCTATGAACAATTAAAACATTATCAGCAAGGTCTGTTATTTCTCCCGCACCTTTGATTGAGAATTTGTCAGGTGTATAGTTCTTTGCTTCTCCATGTGGTTTTCTCATGTGATTAACTAAATGAATATGAACCTTATAATGTTTAGCTGTCCAACATAACGCATCTACAAATCTTTTTTGTGCTTCGTTATTATCTTGATTAACACCACACTTAACAAGAGAGTCTATCATAATATGTTTGATACCCTTCTTTTCAGCAGCCCAATGTATCATGCCTATAATTTTGTCTGACTCTATTGAGCCTGTTTGGTCATACACCCACAGGTTAAAATCAGTTCTATCTTTAAATATTTCAGCAAACTCTTGGTCGGGTTTTGAGCCACCATAACCCTGTCGGAGCATCCTTGCTATTGTTTGTTTAGGACTCATCTCCATTGATGCTATCAATACTGATGTATGTTTTATCAGCCAAAGAGCTGTCTGTCCCATAACTAAAGACTTACCATTACCGTTTACACCAGCCCATATTGTTAATTCCCCCTCTCTAAACCTAAAAGTATCGTGCGTTTTAATCCAAGGTAAGGTATCACCTACGTTAGATATTCCATTCTCTAACATATCCATAGCCTCGTCTACAAAATCCGAGGCTGGTCTTATGCTTTGTCTTTGTGTTTGAGCAATATAATCTCTAAAGTCTTCGTCTTTTATTATGTTCATAGCTTTACCTTTGTTTTATTTTATTAGTTCTATACTCTCCTACCTTACGATAGGTTAGAATGTGTGACCTAGCTTTTATTCTTTGGTCTTCAGTTAATGACAAAGCGTATTCTTTTAGTTTTGCTTGTGTGTCTTTAGTATCTAATCGTACACAGTTAGCGTTGATTTCTCCTTGTGTCATATCCCATTCATCCATATTTTCTTGGTTGTGTTTGTCGGTTTCTCATCTTCCCATCTCTCACCATTAATATATGTTGTTGGGTGTGGTATGTATTTTTTATCTGTATCTTTAAATCTAGTTTCTATATCATTAACTGCTGAATGTTGTTGTGTCTTTGTAAGATTGTTAAACGATATAGATGCTTTCTTTTTATTAACTTTGTTTGGGTATTGCTCCCAAAACTTGTCGAATAAAGTATTAGTAGTAAGTATATTAGTATTAGTAGGGGGAACATTACTAGTAACATTAGGGGTAATGTTACCTATGAGGTTACTTATACTTAACACATTGTTATTACTAGGATTTTCTAACTGTTTGATGTACTCATCTATTGCTGATGGCAAGACTAGGAATACATCTCTATCTATTTCAATAATTCTTGTTATAGGTTTCTTGTCTACATAACCAAAATACAAACTAACTTTATACTTGATGATGGTTCTATTATTTGTTATAGTCTGTATTACAGACGCACCAGTAAAGTTGTCGCAAGTAAATTCTGTTTTGTTTATAAGTGCCTCTATTAATTCAATGTTGTTTATGAGGGGTTTCTTCATAATCATCTCCCTATCCTACGATTAACAGACTGCTCTACTAACCATAGGACTTTTATTTTAAGATTTGCTGTAATACAATCAACCATTAAATACAAGATGTCTTTGTTAGGTAATAAATCACCAGCCCAAAATGTACCTATGCGTGTACTGTTTTTTAGAATGTCTTTATATATTTGTTTGTTGCGTGTGAAGTAAAAATCTTCTTCTCTTAAGTCATTAATAATTCCATCACAACAATTATTGTTTAACAAGAAAGCTCCAAGAACATCATTCTCTGTTTGCTCTTGGACTTCTTTTTCACGACCACGCATAAATATTAAAAGGGTAAGTCTTCTTCTTCTTTAGATTTACTTTCAGAAGTTTTAATCTCACCAACACTATCTTCTTTTCTTTTAATAGAAAATTTCAGCAGAGGTGCTTTTGGGTTTGCGTCTTCTCCTCTCTTCCAAGCACTTACCCAATACTCAACACCATCTACATTTAAATCACCTCTAAAATGTGGGTGTGAATCTGTTTCTCTTTTGTCATTTCTCCAAACTTGTCCACGATTTGTGTTATCAAATTCTGCCATAATAAACTCCTTGTTTTTTATTTTTTTTAAGATTTGTTAATCTTTTGTTAGCCTTATTAATCTGCTTTAATGCTTCATAATTTCTAGGCACACGAGAAAGTTCTATTCTTCTTAATGTATCAAGAGCAATATAGCTTTCTCCCCTTTTCACAATACAACCAAACAAAGCTGTGTTGTCCTCTGTAGGGTTATCTCTCATATAGCATAAACACCAATGAGGATTACCCGATTTTATTATTAAGTTTCTTTTTGTGCTTTTTTCCATATTACCCCCGAATTAGTTTAGGGTTACTTACGGCAACCAGTCGTGTCTTTCTTAACCTTACGATAAGTAGAGGGAGAGGAAGGATAAATGTAATCCTTACACTGCTTACCGAATAACATTGGCGACAAACCCTGTTAATCTATGTACCAAATAATTGAGCGTGATAGTCTTGCACTTGTATAAGACTATTATCTTCTGCTTCCTCATATACTTGTGTTGCTAACTCCATATCTCCACTAGCCTTGGCTTTATCAAGTTGCTCTTTCATTCGTAAAACTTTATTACTAGATTGCTTTGATGGTGATGTTGACTTCTTGAATGACTCACTCTCATCTTCACCAAAGACACCTAACTGATAGTAACCAGTAAGTTTAAGAACAGCCCTTGACATTGCTCTCTTCTCTGCCATCTCCATTACATACCAAGAGTTACAGTTACCGTCCTTGTAGGTCTTACCTTTAAGTGCTGAACCAAATGTTTGTACATTTGTGCCATTATGACTTGCCGTTGCTTTAACTACACAGTATTGTGGCTCACAATTTACAACGTCAAAGACTAAACTTATATTAGATTTAGCTTGTATCTTATCTATACCGGCTCTAGTAATAATAGTATAGTGGTCGTGTTTAAATATATCTTCTTTCTCTAACTCGTGTTCTTGATATAAAGCATTTAATATTTCTCTCTTTGTTGACATATGTTTCTCCTGTTGTTTGATGTATTTATTATACACCAGTTCTATACTTATTGTTTAATGTTATTTAATATATTAATTATTTTGTCTATCGCTTTTTGTTCTTTCTCTTTTGAGAATTTATGGGCTTTGTATATTCGATTTATTCTCCCCCAATATTTATCTGTTGTTTTTATAAAAGGATTACCCGTAGAAGATAGGATGTTTTTAGTATTTTCTATCCATTTGGAATCTATCTCATTATTAGCAAGTGCTTTTAATAAAAGTTTGCGATGTTTTTTTCCTTGTGCAACAATATGCAAATGTTTTTTCTTATAATATTCTTCTCTAGTTTTTCTTTTTTTTATAGTTTTAGTTAAGTCTTCAGGGTTTTTTCTTTTATCGTGTATCTCACGAAGATGTTTTTGTTGTTGTCGGTCAGAGCCTAATCGATGATGACCTAATGTAAATACTTTCATTAGCCCATCCTCCATAAATTAAACGCAACCCACAGTATTAGTATTGCTATTATTAGTTCTTCCATTATTCTCTCTCTTGATTAAGTAGTTTATTTTGAGCTACGTTATTAAGCTCATCGTTTCCTAAATCAAACTGTATCTTTCTCCACATACTAATCTCCATGATAGGTGTTCTTCCTTTGTCTAATCTCAAAGAAGTTGTTATGTTGAGGGAAATCATGCATAAACTTTCTAGCATAATGTGAAATCCAACCGTCATCAATCTTATAATCTACCCCACCCGATACCATAGTTTCCCATCTTACTCTGTGGAAAATTGCTTTTGCTGAATAATACTTTTTATGTTGTGTTGCTATTTTTGCAAACATAATAAAAGATTTATACACTTCAGGGTGTTGTTCGTTGTATAGATTGAAATTTTCTTTAGTCCATTTACCATGCATAACCTACCTCCTCTTGGTATTATTTCCATCTTTGGTTACAAAATTAATAATGCTCTCTTCTATTTCAGGTGGTGTTGTTAAGTACACCATCATCAAAAAGAAAATAACAATCCCTACTATGATTAGTTCTATCATCTTAACCACCCTTGTATGTGTGTTATATATGGTACTAATCCAAAGGCAACCCCCAATATAAAGTAGTTCCTCTTTGTATGTGGTACTTTAAATCTTTGGATAGACAGGTTTTGTTTACGAGTCCTAGGGTATTGTTTCCTGACTGCCCACCCTTTAGTCCAAAGCCAGTAGTTAATTGTTCTGTTAATTCTCCAGTTCATTTTTATTTCTCCTCGTTATAATGAATCTCAAACTCTGTTGGAACATATCGTTCATAACCTTTTAAAACTTTATCTTGTAGAATTTGTTCTGCTTCTTCTTTAGTTTCGGCTTCAACCTCTTCGATTGATGAGTGCCAATCTAACCAAAAACTAAATGTTTTCTTTTCTTTTGTAGATGTTCTTTCTTCATACTCAAGCAATGTTTCACCAGTAGTACAAGAAGTATATTCTCTTGTTAAAGTTTCCTTGAAATAATCTCTGCCGTCGTCGGTGTGCATATACATATAGTTACCTGCATAGTTATCGTCTGTTGGTATGTCAGAAAATAATCCTATATTGATAGCGTTGATAAATGCAAGTTCTGAATTTGTTTCTAAATTTTTCATTTCTATTTCTCCTTGTTATTACTTTTATAAATATTCCTCTAATCCTATACAATCGCTAGGGCTACCTTCACATTCATATGCTGGTGGCGAGTCACCAGTGCCATAAGGGTCTTTAGTTTCTTTACAGCAGTCACATTCTTCACAGCATGTAAAGTCCTCAAAGACCTGATACATTAACTCTTCTAAATAAATGCCACGAGCTTCTTGTGGTGTTGAACTCATAATGTTTTCTCCCATTCTGTATAGAAATCTCTAAACTCTTGCGTCTTCATATAGTCTTTAGCAAATAACATTAACTCTTCTGTAGTTGGGTAAGGTTCTCTCGCCCCAATATCTGCCCTCATTTGTTCAGTCAATATATTGTTGTGAGCAATCTCTATTGAAGTCTGCTCTTTGTCTTTGCCGTATTGGTTTAAGTCCGGCTCTTGGTCTTGAGCGTGTAATGTATCTAGTGTATTAGTTAAAACATTAGCTAGTTCATTGTATGTCATTTTTATTTACTCCGTTTTTTATTTAAGGTAAGTACATTATCGCATAGTAATAAAAAGTATATAACATTATTTAAAAAGAAATCATATTGTGAATAAACCGTTTCATATTATGAAGTTGCAGTCCTGTCATAAAGTTTAAGAGCAATGAAAAAGCCAGTCGAACCAGTATAGGTATGGACGGAATAGGGACGTTTTTCCCCTAGTAAGAATAGTAGTTGCAGAGGTTTAATAAAAAACCATCACCAAAAAAGGGTTTGATATAAAAAATTATGTGTTTCTTAATAGGAAAATTTATTTCTTCAAACTACCAATTCAACGAACTAATTTTATTGATGGCATTGTATAGGTTAAAAATAAAGGGTGTAGAATAGGCAGTTAGATACCTTAAAATTGATGTTCATATTATGAACCGGTTTATTTATATTATGATTTTGTTTAGTTGATTATGTAAATGAGTGTATAAAAGGTGTATATATAATATATAATGTACTCATGGACATAGGGAAAACCATATAAAAAAACCCAACAACGGAGAAAAAAAAATGACTGACAAGAACAAAGACAAAAACCTAGACAACGATAATCTTAAAGCTGATATACATCACTTCACAAAGGTTGATGAAATGGGCTTTGATGAATTTATAGTGGTTTATGTTCTGAAAGCAGAATACCCAAACGGAAGTCAATACGCTATCGGCGTATATTCAAGGGGCGATTATGAAAAAATGAACGCTCAAGCAAAGCGACACACCGAGAGGACAGGACACCGCACTTGGGATATGGAAAGCACTATTAGAATAGGAAGTTAATTTTAACGGGGGCGAAAAGCCCCCACAACGGAGATAAAATTATGGTAGTAGAATTAGATACAGGACTAACAGCAACACAGGCAAACAGTTTTCGTAAATGGTTTGATAAAAATATCGGTACTGAATACGAATACGAGGTTGGAGATGATAACCTCAAACACTTTGTATTATTTGATTTGGAATATGAAGAGTTTATACAGGTTCAAAAATGGGAAACAGACAACACATAATCACAGGGGGAGAAATCCCCCACAACGGAGATAAAAATTATGGAACAATTTACAGTAGAAAATATGACAAGTTCAAAAGGCAATAAAATTGCAAACCAATTTATAATTAATTTTAAAAATGGTATGCAAGTATTTCAAAGTTATAATTCAACCATAGCAATTAAATACCATATGGGTGGTAACGACATAATACTTGATAAAAATTATTGGGATTATTCAACAACTACAGGAAAATACAGAAATATATTTTTACTTGAAACAAAAAAAGTTACGGAGCATAAAATAAAAACTGGCGAATATTTATTAGATGATTTGAATTAAAAATAACTCTCCGTAATAAAAAACTATAGCTTTTTTCCCCTCGATATTTTCGGGGGTTTTTTTTGCCTGTCGTATTTATTTATTAGATTAAAAATATGTAAAATGTTTACTACCCCTTATATATTTATTCTCACTTCTAAAGCATAAATTTGCGATAAGGTATCGCCTTGCTCTGTATAAGATGCGACATAAAGTCGCAATGTAAAGGATTCGCCTTGCTCATACCCTAGATGAATTATTAAAGAACAAATAATTCAAGCCCCAAGCCTCGTGTAAGATAACATTCGATAGGAGTAAGTAACAATAAGCCTAGAGAACAATTAAGGACTCACAATGCTTGGTGGGTAAGCGGCTCCCTAGGAGGGACCCACATACCCATGTAGAGCGTTGTAATTATATACCCGCTACACAAGAAATGAAGTTTGAGTTTAAGAGGAAAGATAAGTCATACCTAGAAGATAAATACTCTGTTCTAGTGTAGGACATAAGACATAATTGATTTTAGCTGATTTTTTTGCATTTGTCAATGTTAGATGTTATACTAATGCGTAATTTATATTGTATAATTTAAACGATGTCTGCTAAACCCAATAAAGGAAAGGGTAATCCTGCCTTATTTAAAGGAATGAAACCATTGAACCCGAATGGGAGGCCTAAAGGTTCAGTTAATAGATATACTGCGTTAGCCCGACAGATGATGTCGGAGCAAGGTGCTGCTGTAGTACAGAAGGTAATTGATAAAGCTATGGAAGGAGATGTTCATTGCATGAAGATGTGTATTGATAGAATATTACCTGTTCATAAAGCGGTTGACCCTAATAGAGCTAAACAAGACTCACAGATTATAATTAATGTTGGTGCTTCAGATGCTATAAAGGCTAGGATAGCGGCAACTTCCCCAGAAAAACTAATAAACCCTGTAACAAAATCAGACGATGAGGTTATTATAGAGGTGGGGGAGACTTTATGAGATTAACAAAAGAACAACTAAAGAAAAGGTATGTAGTCGCCTTAATGATAATCGGCCAAATGGAAGATTTAGAACCAGATGCTGTAGATATAACTATAAGTGAACTATTAGATAATGGGGATTACGAGATTGAAGAGGTAGATATAAGTGGTAAGAGTAACCTAATACATTAGATAAGTAATGGCTGAACTGAATGTAGATTTACACCCAGCACAATTAGATATATTTAATTCTGAAAAAAGATTTAAGATTGTTGCTGCGGGCAGAAGGTTTGGTAAGTCTAGATTGGCTGCTTGGATTTTATTAATAAAAGCCCTACAGTCAGAAGAGAAGGATGTTTTCTACATAGGCCCAACTTTTCAACAATCAAAAGACATTATGTGGGGAATGTTAAAAGAGCTTGGTCAGGATTTGATTTTAGCCGCCCACGAGAACACAGCAGTATTAACTTTAATCAACGGAAGAAAGATATATCTAAAAGGAAGTGACCGACCAGATACCTTAAGAGGTGTGGGACTTGCTTATGTTGTGCTAGATGAGTACGCAAGTATGAAGCCTGTCGTATGGGAGCAAATAATTAGACCAACTCTTGCCGATGTAAAAGGAGAGGCGTTATTTATAGGGACTCCAGCGGGAAAGAACCACTTTTATGATTTATACACAGACGCATTAACAAACGATAATTGGGAAGCGTGGCAATTTAACTCTACAGACAACCCATTCATACCCGCTGATGAAATAGAGGCAGCTAGAGACTCAATGTCTTCAATGGCCTTTAGACAAGAGTTTGAAGCATCCTTTGAAACCTTCTCAGGTGGTATATTTAAAGAGGAATGGTTCAAAACTAAAGAAGAACCAGAGGAAGGAAGCTATGTTATTGCTATTGACCCAGCTGGATTTGAAGCAATAGAGAAAGAAAGAAATTTAAAGCGAAGTAGATTAGACGAAACAGCTATTGCTATTGTTAAGATAGATAGAGACAAGTGGTGGGTAAAAGATATACTACACGGTAGATGGAATATTAAAGAAACCGCCAGAAAAATCTTAAAAGCTACTGTTGATAGTGAATCATCTACAGTTGGTATTGAAACCGGCTCCCTTAGAAACGCTATATTACCCTATCTTGAAGATGAAATGAGAACAGAGGGAAAATACTTCTCTACTGTGGAGATGAGGCATGGTGGTAAGAAAAAAACCGAGCGAATTACTTGGTCTTTACAAGGAAGAATGGAACATGGGCAAATTTCTTTTAATGAAGATAGAGATTGGAAGCCTTTTGTCTCACAGCTCATTGATTTTCCTAATAGGTTGTCACATGACGACATGCTCGATGCTCTTGCCTATATCGACCAAGTAAGTGTGGCTGATTTCGCCCACAGTATTGAACTAAATGAAGACTGGGAACCTGATGATGTGGTGGCTGGCTACTAATTTTAATAAAAAAATCAATAATAGTTGACATATATTTTTTTTGTATGATATAATCCAAAAAAACCGAGGGAAATCAAACACTTATGTTCGATAGTAAAGAGACAAAGTACCAAGCATTAGCCTCATGGTTGACCTATCGCTTAGATGGGTGGCGTTCTCACAGAGATATGAACCATGTCCAGAAATGGGATGAGTATTATAGACTTTGGAGAGGTATTTGGGCGGATTCAGATAAATTACGCAAGGCTGAGAAGTCAAGAATTATATCTCCAGCTCTTCAACAAGCTGTAGAAGCAAGTGTTGCTGAGATGGAAGAGGCTAGCTTCGGAAGAGGTAAATGGTTTGATATTCAAGATGATATGTTGGACCAAGACCCTTCAGACGCAGAGTTTGTACGCAACCTACTCCAAGAAGACTTAGAAAAGACTGGCGTAAAAGATGCTATTTGTGAGATTTTCCTTAATGGTGCTATATACGGTACTGGTATTGGAAAAATTGTAGTCGAGCAGAACATAGAACGCTCTCCAACAGAGCAACCTGTAGAGGGTACTATGACTACTACTAGGACATTAACTGAATATCCGGTTATAGATGTCAAAGTAGAACCTATTTCCCCTAAAGAATTTCTAATTGACCCTTCAGCTAACACTATTGATGAGGCTTTAGGTGTCGCACATGAAGTAATCAAACCTAGATACCATGTTGTAGAGGGTATTAAGAGTGGGATATACAGAGATGTTCCTTTAGATGGTGATTATGACACAATCAAGTTTGGTTTTGACCCTGACACTAAGATGGCAGATGAGTCAGACTCCGTTAAGATAACAGAATATTGGGGTTTAGTACCTAAGAGGTTCTTAAAACCTAAGATAGACAAAGATGATTTTGAATATACTAAAAAGGACGAGCTTGTTGAGGCTGTAGTTACCTTAGTTAATGATGAGTATATTCTAAGAGCAGAAGAAAATGCGTTTATGATGGTTGATAGACCATTCATATCGTATCAACATGATATTGTACCTAACAAATTCTGGGGTAGAGGGGTATGTGAGAAAGGATATAACCCTCAAAAAGCACTAGATACCGAAATGAGAGCAAGAATAGACTCTCTTGCTTTAACAACAACACCTATGATGGCAGCAGACGCAACACGACTGCCTCGTGGAGTCAAGTTTGAGGTTAGACCCGGTAAAACTATACTAACAAATGGAGACCCAAGGGCGGCATTAATGCCACTAGACATGGGAACCACAGACCCTTCTACTTTTAACCAGGTCGCCTCACTTCAAAACATGATTCAGATGGGTACAGGTTCAGCAGACATGGGAACTGCGGACAGAGCAACCTCTTCTGGTATGTCAATGATGCAATCTGCCTCTATTAAGAGACAAAAGCGTACATTGATGAATTTCCAAAACACATTCTTAATCCCAATGATTAATAAATCAATGTGGAGAAAGATACAGTTTGATGTAGAGAGGTATCCTGTTAATGATTACAAGTTCATACCTTATTCTACAATGGGAATTATGGCTAAAGAGTTAGAGATGACACAAATGGTACAGATGTTACAGTCCATACCTAAAGATTCTCCAGCGTTTAATGTTATTCTACTAGCATTATTCCAAAATTCTTCTATTCATAATAGAGACCAGATAGTTCAACAACTAATGGCGGGCAGTCAACCTAATCCTGAGATGCAACAAATGCAACAAATGGGTACACAGTTGCAGATACAACAGGCACAGGCTGATATTCAGAAAACATTAGCAGAAGCTGAAGAAGAAAAAGCTAAAGCTATTAAATGGCAAGCGGAAGCTGCGGAGAAACAACCGAATGAGATTGATATTCAAGAGAAAATACTTAAACTTCAAAAAGATGCGATTGGCCTTGAGAAAACTAAAGCTGACATTGCAAATAAAAATTCAGAGACTGCTAGAAATATTCCAGAAGTAGAACATTTGAAGTCTGAGACGATATTAAACCTAGCTAATGCTAGAAAAGCTGGCAGAGAAGTAGCTGTTGGAGGAATGTATCAGTAAACCTGATGAGCAGTTTTTAAAAGATAGACAAGAATTATTTAAGACAGAAGGTTGGTTAGACCTGATGGATGAATTAAAGAACATTGAAGGTAGTGTCAGAGATGTTGATACTATGAGCAGTGAAAAAGACCTTTGGCATGCCAAGGGCCAGTTACAGGTACTAGGATTTTTACTTAGCTTAGAATCTGCAACACAGATAGCAGTGGAACAATCGGAAACGACACCACTATAATAAAATAACTTCATAACCCCAAGGGGCGGAGACCAAAAAAATGAGTATAGTAGTAGATGTAGCACCGGAAGGTGATGTACCAATAACAGAAACACAGGAAGTAATACAAGAAACACCAGAGGTTCAGGAAGAGATACAAGCTGAACCAGAATATTCACCTCCTGAGAAGTATGCTGGGAAATCATTAGAAGATGTAATTGGAATGCACCAGAATGTCGAGCAAGAATACGGCAGACAGGCTAACGAAGTTGGAAGTCAACGAAAGTTAATAGAACAACTCTTAGCAGCCCAAGAACAAGCTAATCAACCAACTATGCCAGCAGAAGAGCCTGTTGATTTCGAGGATAACTTCTATGATGACCCCGCAAAAGCGGTAAATTCAGCCATAGAAAATCACCCCGACATCATACGAGCCAAGGAAGAACGATTTAAAAATGCTCAACAGGCAAATTTAAGTCAACTGGAGAACACACATCCTGATTTTATGCAAGTTGTGGGGGATACAGGCTTCCAAAAGTGGATAGGAAAGAGCAGTATTCGTACAGAGCTATTCCGCAAAGCTGATGCTGAATATGATTTTAATTCTGCAAATGAGTTAATTGGCACATGGAAACAAATATCCATGATAGACAAGACTAAAGAAGTAAAGAAAGCAGAAAAAGTCAAAAGACAGAAAGCAATGCGACAAACTAGTTCAGAAACTCGTTCCTCAGGTGATTCTGTTGGTGGTAAGAAAATGTATCGTAGGTCTGATTTAATCAACCTACAAGTGAGCGACCCCGGCAGATATGCTGACTTAGCTGATGAGATTCAGCTTGCATATATGGAAGGACGCGTTAGATAATAAAACTCAATAAGGAGAAATAAAGATGGCTTTAGGTACTAATCACAGTACTCTTACGACATCCGCTAATTTCATACCTGAACTATGGTCAGATGAAGTTATTGGAAGTTATAAGAAAAATTTAGTTGTTGCTAACCTTGTTACGAAGATGTCCCATAAGGGTAAGAAAGGTGATACCATTCACATTCCTACACCTTCTCGTGGTGCAGCTTCTGCAAAAGCAGCTTCAACTCAAGTAACATTAATCGCTGATACAGCTGGTGTTACAAACATATCAATCAACAAACACTACGAGTATTCAAAGCTCATAGAGGATATTGCCGAGGTTCAAGCATTGGCAAGTATGAGGAAATTTTATACTGATGATGCGGGCTACGCTTTAGCTACACAAGTAGACGATGATTTGTTTGCTTTAGCTGAAGGTCTACAAGGTGGTACAGTAGGTGGTTCAGGTGCAGCAGCGTGGGAGAAAGCAGTAATTGGTGGTGATGGTACTACACTATACACCGGTGGTTCTGCAAACGCTTCTGACATTACAGATGCTGGTATCCGTAAGATGATTCTTACACTAGATGACGCAGATGTTCCTATGGACTCTCGTGCTTTAGTAATACCTCCAGTAGCTGGAAGTGATATGTTAGCAATCAATCGTTATACAGAGCAGCAGTTTATAGGCTCAGGCGATGCTATAAAAACTGGTAAAATTGGTCAAATCTATGGTGTAGATGTATATATTACTTCTAACTGTCCTACTGTTGGAACAGATAGAGTTGGTATATTAATGCACAAAGATGCTATGGTATTTGCTGAACAGGTAGGCGTAAGAACGCAGACGCAATATAAGCAAGAATATCTTGGTGACTTGTTTACTGCGGATACTATTTATGGTACAGGCGAGCTTCGTAATGACGCTGGTGTAGCATTTGTAGTTCCAGCTAGCTAATAGTTAGTTAAGTGTAACCCCTTCTTACGAGGGGGTTATCATTAATTAACTAGGGAGAGTATATGCCTTTATGGGATTATAAATGTAAAGATTCCCACGTTACTAAAGAGATTCGTAAGTATAGTGACAGAGAAGAACCAACAGTCTGTAAGACCTGTGGAGAACCTTCTGAATTTGAACAAACTTTTGGTACAACTTTTATATATGGAAAGAACTATGATTCTTTTGCTTCGTTGAACCACAAATGGAAATTAAGAGAAAACAAAAGGTTAGGTAAAGGATGAACTGTGGAGAACAACATATGGACTTATTTGAAGATACTTCAAGTGGTCTAGAGTTAGACAGAATTAAAGATAAGATTCGTGCTATCTGGCAACAAATTGTACTTGCTCAATACTCAACTGAGTATAAAGACCAAAAGGATGATGATGAAGATTATGTATCTAAAGATGATTTCTTAGAACAAAATGCTTTATTCTTCCCCGGAGAAGATAGACCAGAGAATGAGGTAGATAATTTAGTAGAAATGTTAGAGAATATGTTCAACGATAAAGAAGAGTTGGACCCAGTAAGTAAGGAAGGCAAAGCACCTTCATATAAAGGTTCAGAATTAAAAGCTAATAATGAGAAGGGAGATGTAGAAGTAACTACTTATGAAGTAAATCATAAAGCAACTTCTACTCCTTCAGATTCAAAAAGTCCAGTTAAATCAACGACTTATGATAAACCTAGTGGTGGAAGTGTTTCTACTAGGAAAGATTCTGGAGTACAAAGAAGTTATGCCCCTATGCTTGAGAAGTTAGTAGAGCAGTTATTAGACTTAGATGAAAGAAGAGACGTAGGAAGAAGGAAACAACTGTTTAGATTATGAGAAGCGGACTGTATTGGAAGAAAGCTAAAGCTCTGGCAATGCTTGCTAATCGTAGGCAATGGCAGAGAGAATATTTACCTAGTGAAACTCCTTGGACAGAGATTGAAACTGGTGAGTCATACTTTATTGCTACAGAAACTTCAACAACGAACAACGAAACCATTATTATTGCGGAGGCTTAAATGGCAACAATTAAAATATCAGCTCTGACAGAAAAAAGTACCATGTCAGGGACTGAAGAAGTCCTAATAAATGATAGTGGTGCTTCTAAAAAGTTTTCAACACAAAGATTCTTAGATGTAAAAGATGATTGTAACACTTATGCCACTAATGCTAGTGCTAGTGCGGTAGCTGCTGCTGCTTCGGCTGCTAGTGCAGAGGCTGTGTTTGATTCTTTTGATGATAGATATTTAGGAGATAAGACAGCAGACCCTACTACCGATAATGATGGTAATGCTTTAGCAGAGGGAATGTTATATTTTAATACCACCTCTAATAATATGATGGTGTATGACGGAAGTGCGTGGATTACAACTTCTTCCGCTACTTTAGCCACATTAGATGTTTATAAGTTTACAGCTACTTCTAATCAAACAGTCTTTACTGGGAGTGATGACGCTAGTAACACACTAGCTATTAAACCAACAGCAGAGATAGTAGTGATGAATGGTGCAGTGCTTGAGCCTACTGCTGATTATTCGGTCACACAAACCACATTAACTCTTACTTCAGGGGCAGCAACTAACGATGAAGTTAATGTTTATGCTTTCGGTAATTTTGAATTAGCAGACCATTATAGTAAGGTAGCTAGTGATGCTAGATTCTTAGGATTAGCTGGTGGTACTATGACTGGAGCTATTACTACAAACTCGACCTTTGATGGTCGTGATGTAGCTACAGATGGTTCTAAACTAGATGGTATCGAGGCTTCAGCTGATGTAACTGATACGACAAATGTT